TACTATTCCCTTTGTTGGTTGGGTCGCTGCTGGCTGGGTGGCTATGTTTGGTGGTAATCAGGGCGCTGAGATAGGTGGTAACATGGCAGAAGACCTCAATAAAAACTGCTAAATAAAAGTAAAACCCCATGGCGGTTACTGGTAATAACACATTTACTGCCTTCTCTAGGCAAGTTGCGAATAGAAATTTTCTATCGCCTGCTGGATTTAAGTTTAATTTGGCTAAAACACCAAAGGTAGACTTCTTTTCCCAGTCAGTTTCAATACCAAATATCAATCTAGGAGTGTCTATTCAGACATCTTACTTGAAAGATATCCCTGTGCCTGGAGATAAGATGGACTATGGTGATCTGGATATTGAATTTTTTATTGATGAAAATCTAGAAAACTATTTGCAGATAGAAAGATGGATGAGATCACTTGGATTTCCTGAGACTGTTGCTGAGTCAATTCCTCTAGATCCAAATAACGATGATTTACTTATGGGTTCCCGATCTGACGGAACTATGTTAATATATAATAGTAGCTTCAATCCAGTAGCAAGGGTAAATTTTAAAGATATGTTTCCATCTTCTTTGACTCCTGTGCCATTTACTGCTGATGTAACTGATATAAATTATATTATGGCGACAGCTACTTTCAAATATACTATTTTTAATGTGGAGAGTTTGATCGAGAATGAATCTTGAGTTCATACAAGAACTTTGGGAGAAGGATTCGGTTATAGATAATGAATTATTACACTCAGAATCTACAAAAACACCAGCCTTACACGCAAAGTACTATAAAATTTTTACTAATATCCTGACTTTACAAAAAGCACAGGAAACTCAATATAAAATATTGAAAAAGGAAAAGTGGATATACTACAGTGGTAAAGCATCACCAGAAGTATATGCTGAAAAACCTTTTGATTATAAAGTTCTAAAGGCCGATTTAGACAAATACTTTGATGCAGACCCAGATCTCATCAAATGTACCGCAAAGATAGAGTACTACCAGATAATGTTAGATTATTTGGAGAGCATACTCAAGGTCATTCAAAACAGAACCTACCAAATCAAGAATGCCATTGAATGGCAACGATTTACAAATGGGTTATGACTAGTCTTAAGATTGCCAAAAAGAATGAAGTGCATCTTACAGTGGATGCAGAACCTCATGTACAACAGGAATTGTCAGATTATTTTACATTTGATGTTCCTGGCGCAAAGTTCATGCCGCAGTACAGGAGTCGTCATTGGGATGGCAAGATAAGATTATTTTCTACTGCTACTGGAGAAGTATATGTAGGATTGTTAGATAAAATAGTCTCTTGGGCTAAGAAAGCAGACTATAATGTAGAATTTTTAGAGAACGAAACTTACGGAACTCCATTTGAAGAGAACGAGGAAATATCATTAGAAGGCGTAAAGGACTATATGACTGCAATTTCCAGTCATAAACCAAGAGATTATCAGATTGATGGTGTATTTGATGCACTTAGAAACAATAGAAGGCTAATTATATCACCCACTGGGTCAGGAAAGTCACTCATGATCTATGCTGTTGCACGTTATCATGTAGGTAGAAAGAGAAGAATATTGCTTGTGGTTCCAACTACATCTCTTGTAGAGCAGATGTACAAAGATTTTACTGATTATGGTTGGGATGTAGAAAAATACTGTCATAGGGTATATTCTGGAAGGGATAAAAACGCACAACAACGTGTAACAATATCAACTTGGCAGTCTATCTACAAGATGGATAGACAATGGTTTTCTCAATTTGATGTTATAATAGGAGATGAAGCACACCAGTTTAAATCCAAGTCGCTAATTAATATCATGTCTAAGATGAGAGATACGAAATATAGATATGGATTTACAGGAACTCTAAGTGGCACACAGACTCATAAATGGGTCTTAGAAGGACTCTTTGGGCCATCATATAAAGTAACAAAGACCTCAGATTTACAGGCCAAGGGTCAACTGGCAAAGTTATCCATACGGATTATACTACTCAAACACGAACCACGCCCGTTTGATGAATACAGAGAAGAAATGAATTATATCATAGAACATGACAGAAGAAATATGTTCATAAAAAATCTCGCTGTCACTCTAAAGGGTAATACTTTAGTGCTGTACAGTCGAGTCGAGGCTCATGGTGAACCATTATACAACTTAATAAATAGTAGCGTAGAGAATGATAGGAAAGTATTCTATGTACATGGTGGAGTGGACGGAGAAGAGCGAGAACAGGTTAGATCCATAACAGAGAAAGAATCAAATGCAATCATTGTTGCCTCTTATGGGACTTTTTCTACAGGAATTAACATTAAGGCCTTACATAACGTCATCTTTGCATCTCCTAGCAAGAGTAGAATACGCAATTTACAAAGTATTGGTAGGGTTCTAAGAAAATCTAAGGACAAAACCCATGCAATGTTATATGACATAGCAGATGATATCACATTCAATTCTAAAAAGAATTACACTTTGAATCATCTGATAGAGAGAATTAAAATATATAAAGAAGAGGACTTTAATTATGAACTATCCCATATCAAGCTAAAATAATGGAAGACGAATTCTACGCATCAGTTAAATTAGTATCAGGGGAAGAAATTTTCGGGGAGGTGATGCCTTCTGAGGAAAATGGTCGCACGGTTTTAATTATAAGTGATCCTGTAGAAATCGAAACAGTGAGTATGAATGGATCTCACGAAGGTCTTCGCATGATGCCATGGTTAAGGAGTATGCCAAATGAAAATATTGTAATTATACCTATGGATAGAGTTATAACTGTAGTTGAAGCTCAAGAAGACTCTGAAGTCGTTAGATATTATCAAAAATTTATTTTCAATAACCTACAACAAGGCCCAGCAGAGAAGATAAAAGTCACAAAGAAGATGGGATATGTAATTTCAGTCGAGAAGGCCAGAGAGCATTTAGAGAATATTTTCAATAAAGGCGAAGCTACATAGCATTCCCTTGAACTCTGACAGAGTTATTGTACATCAGTTTATAAGACTTGTCAAGTGTTTGTTTTTATGTTACACTGTAATCATACTGGGGGATAGAATATGCCTGCAAAAGGTACGAGAAAAAGATCCGAACATTACGTTAACAATAAAGAATTTTTATACGCAATAGTTCAATATAAAGCTGACGTAAAGGAGGCAGAAGAGAATGGTGATCCGAAACCACGCATCACTAATTACCTTGGAGAGTGCTTCGTAAAAATCGCGACACATTTATCATACAAACCAAACTTTGTAAACTATATGTTTAGGGAGGACATGATATCCGATGGCATCGAGAACTGCGTTCAGTATATACATAACTTCAATCCAGAGAAATCTACGAATCCTTTTGCTTACTTCACTCAAATCATACACTATGCTTTCCTCAGACGTATACAGAAAGAGAAAAAACAAATGGAGATCCGTGAAAAGATCATTGAGAAGTCGGGGTATGATGAGGTTATGCATGTTGACGACACTTACGGCAATTCTAGTGACTACAATTCTATAAAAGAAGCAGTTCAAACAAAGATGAATCAATGAAGCTAACTCAAGATATTATTGATAAGATTCAAGAAGCGATGAATCATACCAAGAAAGATGGTAGTATTAACTGGCAAGATAGTGATGAGATTGAGGTAAATTTAGCAGGAACATTTGCTGCTGACAGGTTTATTGTCATCAAGAATAAAACGAAAGACCCAGTGATTTCTGCTGCACCACACCCATACTTTGATTATGAGAAGGGTGAGTTTACTAAATGCAGTAGAGAAGAATATTTAAAAGAACAAAAGGAACTAAAAAATGAAAATAGCGATAATAACTGATACTCACTTCGGAGGTAGAAGGGGTAGTAAGGTATTTCATGACTTCTTTCAAAAATTTTACGACAATATATTTTTCCCAGAACTAGAAAAGAGAGGTATCAAACACTGTATTCATATGGGTGATGCTTTTGATAACCGAAAGAATATAGATTACTGGTCTTTAGATTGGGCAAAAGAACATGTATATGACAAGTTTGAAAAATTGGGCGTCCGAGTTTGGCAACTCGTAGGTAATCACGATGTCTATTATAAGAATACAAACAAGATCAATTCAATTGATTCGCTCCTAGAACATTACGACAATATCATTCCTATATCTAAACCAGAAACATATGATATAGATGGATTCAAAGCAATGATGATGCCTTGGATATGTGATGAAAACTATCAAGAGACTCTTGCAGCTATAGAAAGGTCAGATGCAAAAATGGCTTTTAGTCATTTAGAACTACATGGATTTGAATTGTATCCAGGCATGTTCCAGCAGGGTGGTATTGATAAAGGTATCATTGCTAAGTTTCCTACAGTATTCTCAGGACACTATCATACCAGAAGTAATGACGGACAAGTCTTTTACTTAGGTAATCCATATGAAATGTATTGGAATGATTGTGGAGACAAGAGAGGATTCAATATCTTAGATACAGAAACAGGAGAGATTGAGTTTGTAGAGAATACATATCATATGTTTGAGAAGATATATTATAATGATACTCCAGCAGAACTATTCAAAGCACATCTATACAAAGACAAGATAGTAAAATTATTCATAAGATCAAGAAAGAGTCAGTTACAATATGACAAATTCCTTGATAAGCTTATGAAAGCGGGGATCATTGATCTTAAGGTTGTAGAGAATACAGCAGTCAATGATACAGAAGTTGATTTAGATAGTGAAAAAATAGAGGATACATTAACTCTTCTTAATAAATATATTCAAGACTCTGACTTTGATTTAGAAAAGGAAAGAGTTCAAACACTTCTCAAAGAAGTTTATCTGGAGGCTTGCGAAGCAGAGTAATGTACATTCTATCACTTCATGGTCACGAAGGAGAAGGAGCATATGCCGTCACTAATGATGATGGCCACAAGGCTTTGTATCTTTTTGAACAGAAGGATGATGCTACAAGATACGCAGGCTTGTTAGAAGCAAATGAAGCAATTCCCTTGACAGTTGTACAAATAGATGATAGACTGGCTGTAGAAACATGTCAGAAACACAAATACAAATATGTTATTATCTCAGCAGATGATATAGTGATTCCACCAAAAGATTATGATAATATTCAAAACGATACGGTGGCGTAATTTTCTTTCAACTGGTAATCAGTTTATAATTGTAAGTTTCCAAAAATCTCCGACAAATTTGATAGTAGGTGCTAATGGAGCGGGTAAATCTACTATTTTGGATGCACTAACTTTCGTATTATATAATAAACCATTCCGTAAAATTAAGAAAGCACAGTTAATCAATACTGTAAATGAGAAAGAGTGTGAAGTACAGATAGAATTTGAGATACAGGGTAAGATTTATACCATTGTAAGAGGTATGAAACCTACTTTGTTCCAGATTTACATAGATGGTAAATTACAGGATCAATTTGCTAATCAATTAGATCAACAGGCATATCTAGAAGATAATATTCTAAGATTAAATTACAAATCCTTTACTCAAACTACAATTTTGGGATCGGCAACGTTCGTTCCATTCATGCAACTTGGTAATTCAGACCGTAGAGCTATTGTAGAAGATGTTCTAGACATCAAAATTTTCTCTGGCATGGCAAAAATCCTTAGAGAAAGGATTAGTAAGTCAAATGCAGAGATCAAAGAACTGACAATCAAGAAAGACATGATTGCAGAGAAGATTGAGATGCAAAAAAACTTCATTGCTGACCTTGACAAGAGTGGAAAGAAGAGAATTAAGGAGACAAAACAGAAATTAGATGCTCTTTTTGAGGATGAGTCCACGTTGATGGGAGATAATAAGAAATATGAAAATTTAATTAAGACAAAATACCAACCAGAGCTAGAAGATCTGTCAAATGCTCGGGGTTCTCTTAAGAAAATGAACACAATCAAAATTAAACTGGAACAACGGATACAGAATATAACATCCGATCATAAGTTTTTTGCTGATAACGTATCATGCCCTACATGTGGACAGCAAATAGAGGAAGAGTTTCGTATAGATAAAATTAAGGACATAGAAGGTAAGGTCAAGGAGATTAATTCCGCATACAAAGACCTTACCAAGTCTATAGACTCTGAACAAAAAAGGGATAAAGAGTTTACAGACATCTCCAAGCAGATCACCAAACTAACGAATGACATTTCTACCAACAATTTTAAAATTTCTCAGTATCAACGACAGATCAGAGATTATGAATCAGAAATTCAAGAGATTACCGAGCAAATTGCAAACAGAAATACTGAAAGAGCCGCTCTTAAGTCACTCAAAGGCGAGTTAACAAGTGTAGAAAAAGATAAAGCAAAACATACCGAAGATATATACTACTTAGACTTTGCCAATTCCATGATGAAAGACTCTGGAGTCAAAGCAAAGATTATAAGAAGGTATTTGCCTGTCATGAATCAGAAGATCAATAAGTATCTTCAAATGATGGACTTTTATATCAACTTTACTTTGGATGAACAGTTTAATGAGAAGATCAAGTCTCCTATCCATGAGAAGTTCAGCTACGAGTCCTTCTCTGAGGGTGAGAAAATGCGAATTGATCTTGCTATTCTGTTTACTTGGAGAGATATTGCTAAGATGAAGAACTCATCTAGCACAAACATCCTAATCCTTGACGAAATATTTGACAGTTCACTTGACAGTAATGGCACTGACGAGTTTACGAAGATTATCAAGTATGTCATTAAGGATGCTTATGTGTTTATGATATCTCATAAGATAGATGAACTCACTGATAGGTTAGATAATTTAATTACCTTTGAAAAAATGAACGGATTCACAAAAGTTAGATATTCTACATAATAGTATACTACGGATACCGTATGATACTACTA